GGAGGAGCTGACACCGGCTCAACAGCGCGCTGCAGCGTGGATGGTTGACAACGACCGCGACCACAAGGCCCTCATCCGCGAGGGCATCGCGCTCTCACCGACCGTCTACGGCAAGTGGGGCCTCGACCACCTCTACCAGTGGGCCGCCTGGTACAAGGCCACGCTGCCTGCGCCGCCCCCCGACCCTGTCGCGCTGATCGAGCAGGCCCTGCCTGCGCTCACCGAGCAGGCCCTGCTGCTGCTGAAGAGCACGCTCGAGCGGGGCAAGGGCGACGCGACCGCGCTCCGGGCTGCGCAGTGGACGCTCGAGAAGGCCTACGAGCTCGCCAAGGCAGCGCCCCGGACGGACGGCCAGCAGGCAGCGATGTCCGAGCTCGAGGCTGTGCTCCGTGTGGTGAGCTGATGGTCGCCTCCGTGCCTACCGCTGCGGTCCACGTCCCGGCCCTCGTGCCGACGCACCTGCGCCGAGACGTGCGCGACCTGCTCCTCGACCGCGATCGCTTCGTGCGGATGCTGCGAATCAAGCACAAGCAGAAGCAGACGTTCGTCGCCTTCGAGCCCAACCCCGCACAGCGCCGACTGTGGGAGGTGATGGACAGCAGCAACCGGGTGATCGTCATCAAGGCGCGCCAGCTCGGGGTCTCCACCGCCGTGCGAGCGTGGCAGTTCCACCGAGCCTACTGCGCCCCGCACCCCGTCAACTTCGCGGTGTTGAGCTTCCACGACAGGTCGGCCAAGAACCTCCGCCGCATGGACCGGCGCTGGCTCGAGGAACTGCCCCGTCTGCTGCAGCGGGACCTGGCCGTGGACAGCGCCGAGGACACGGTCTTCGCTGACACGAAGGCGGGGTACTCCTCGTTCACGACCGGCGGGCGGGGGGGCACCCGGTCGTTCGAGTTCTCGGGCGCGCATCTGAGTGAGTTCGCCTTCTACACCGACGCCGACGAGGTCCTGGCTCAGAGCCTGAGCACGGTGGGCACTGGCCCCCTGGTCATCGAGTCCACCGTCAACGCCCCAGGCGACGCGTTCCACCGCCTCATCGAGGGCGCACCCGAGAACGGGTGGACCGTGTTCACCTACTGGTGGCACGAGCACGGGCCCTACCGAGACGACGACCTCCCAGACGGGTGGGCCCGCACCGAGGAGGAGGACGAGCTCGCCGAACGCTACGGCCTGGACGACGCGCAGCTCTGGTGGCGCCGCCAGCAGGTCGCCACGCTCGGCCTGGGCAAGTTCCGCCGCGAGTACCCGGGCTGCCTGGCAGACGCGTTCCTGTCCCGCGACTCGACCTACTTCGTGCCTGCCGACCTCGACGCCATCGAGCAGAGCTGGTTCGACGGCCCAGCGCGAGAGCTGGCTGCGCCCGAGGAGGACAGCCACTACGTCATGGGTGTGGACGTGGGCGGCGGTGTCGGCGGCGACTACTCGACCCTAGCCGTGGTCTCGCTCGCCAGCCTGCAGCCCGTCTACCTCGAGCGCTCCAACACCATGGCGCCGCACGACTGGGCGGCCCGCGTCGCCACCGTGGCCCAGCGCTACAACCAGGCCCTCGTGCTGTGCGAGTCGAACAACCACGGACACGTCGTGCTGCGGGAGCTGGACCGGCTGCGCTACCGCAAAGTCTGGGCCGACGGCGATGGCAAGCCCTGGGTGACGACGGTCAAGAGCAAGCTGGAGGCCTACGACATCCTGCGGGAGCACATCCAGTCGAGGATCATCTTCGCCCTCGACCAGACCACGCTGCTCGAGCTGCGCTCCCTCGAGGTGCGCAAGGTTACGCCCGAGGCTCCAGCCGGACTGCACGACGACTTGGCCATGGCCCTCGCCCTCGCCTACCGCTGCGTCCGGTCGGCCCCTGCCAGCCAGCGCAGAGAGTCTTCGTCCGGGGCGATGGAGTCGTTCATCGCCGCCCGCCGTGTCGCCCGCATCCGCAAGACTGCCCTGCCCTGGAGGACCTCGTGATCAACGCCAGTACCGCCCGCTCCATCTACGAGGCGCACGAGCGCTACTGGACCGACCTGCGCCCCGAGATGCGTCGGCTGCGGAACGCCTACCTCATGCGCTACTGGAAGCGGAACCCCACCTACGACGAGGCTCTGCTCATCGAGACGAGCCGCGCCTACGAGCTGGTCGAGAGCTACATCGCCAGCCTCTTCGTCCGTGACCCGGCTGTCGTGGTCGCCCCCGACCTGCGAGGCCACGGCGACCCCGAGCTCACCCAAGAGGTAGCGAACAACTGGCTCACCAGCACGCGCCGCCAGGTCGAAGACGCCATGCGGCTGGCGCTGATCTACCCGTGGGCCGCCTTGAAGCTCACCGCCAGCGACGCGCCCGATGTGCTGCAGCGGGTGGACGCCACGCCCATCTGCCCGTGGGACGTGCTGGTCGACGACACCGCCTCGAGCTGGGCGACCCAGCGCTACATCGGCCACCGCTACTACCTGCCCATCGCCGCCGCGAAGGCCAAGTACGGCAGCAAGCAGTACGCCCTGCGCACCTTCGACCGCTACCTCGACACGCAGGACGCGGACAACACCCCCGCCTACCGCCGGGCCAACGAGCCAGTCGAGCAGACCACCACCGACGACTACATCCTCGTGGTCGAGTTCTACGACCTCGTGCAGGAGAAGCTGTTCGTCTGGTCGCCCGACTACTCGAGCGGCAACAAGATGCTCTACGACGGCATCAAGCTCGAGGTGGGCGCGACGGATGGTGATGACGACGAAGAGCCGACGCCGGAGAAGTTCGACGGCATCCCGTTCCGCACGAGCAGCGACCGGCCCGTCGTGCCCATCGTGCCCATCTACATGAGTCGCGAGCCCGACGAGCCGCTGCGCGGGTACTCGGCTCTGCGCCGCGTCTACGACCAGGTGGTCGAGATCAACACCATGCGCACGTTCCAGGCCAACGGGGTGCGCAAAGCGGCCCGGCAGTGGATGTGCGAGAAGGGGGTGCTCGACCCCGAGAGCATGGCCAAGATCGCACAGGGCCAGGACGGCGAGTTCATCGAGGTGGAGCTGTCGCCGGGCCAGGACCTGCGCTCGGCCATCGTGCCGGTGCCGCACAGCCCGACGCCGCCCGAGCTCGAGGTCTACGAGCAGCAGGTGGAGAGTGACTTCAGCCGCGGCTCGGTGATGGCCCCCTTCACGCGGGGCCAGGCCACCAAGGCGACCGCCACCGAGGTCACCGCGCTCGCCGCCTACAGCGCCAGCGAGATCGGCCGGCAGGCCCGGGAGCGCGACGCAGCCATCGCCCAGATGGCCCAGACCTACGTCGTGATGTTGGCCACCCTGATGGATGACGGCGACGTCATCGTCCGTCTGGGCGGCAAAGCTCGTGTGGTGCGAGGCAGCGACCTCACCGCCGACTTCCGGTTCTTCGCCCAGGACAGCGGCTCGACCCCGATGTCGGACGCGGTGAAGAAGCAGGAGCTGCAAGCCCTGGTGCCGCTGCTCACCCAGCTCGGTGTGCCGCCCGAGAAGATCCTGAAGGCGCTGGTCCGCAGCTACGACCTGCCCGAGGACTTCCTACCCGAGCAGGCAGCGCCGGCCGCAGGTGCTCTGGCCCAGGCGCCGGGCCTGCCGTCTGCCCCCGACCAAGCCGCGGCCAGTCTGCTGCAGGGCCCCAGCCCGGCCAACGTCGCCAACGTCCTGCCCGCTGGAGGGGTGGTCTGATGCCCATCTACGAGTACCGCTGCGCGGAGGGCCACAAGTCCGAGAAGCTGCGCAAGTTCGAGAACCGCAAGGACGCAGCTGCCTGCGCTCGGTGCGGGGCGCCCGCCCTTCTGGCGGTAGCGGCGCCTGCCAAGACGGCCTGGGCCTGGGGCGACACGCCGTGGAGCGGCTTCCATGACCGCGGGCTCAACGTCACCCTGCGCGACGCCAACCATCGCCGAGAGGTGATGCGCCAGCGCGGGCTGCGCGAAGTCGAGGAGGGCGAGGTCGAGCGGGAGATCTCCCGTGCCACCACGGAGAAGGACAACCACGAGGCGCAAGTCGCCAGGTTCCAGCGCGTGCTGGCTGACACTGGGTCGACGGCCAAGGCGATGATCGAGACGTTCCCCACCCCCGATGCCTGAGGAGGCACCCATGAACGACATGTCGATGCAGATCGAGGACGAGTATGCCGGCAAGGCCGGCGAGATGCAGGACGAAGCCGACGCGATGCTCGAGCTGCCCAAGGGCAAGTTCTCCGCCTCGGCGCTCAACGGCCTGGTCAAAGCCTTCAACCAAGCGCTGTCGAGCGCGGGGATGGAGGGCGACTACCCGACCTTCAGCTCCGACCAGACCGTGTTCCCGGTCGACTTCGTGCGCGGGCTGGCGATGCTCTCCGATGCCGCAGCCGAGAGCGGGTCCGGCATCGAGATCACCCTGGCCGGTGTGGTCAGCGACCGCGACGTGGCGCTGCTCGCCAGCAAAGTCGCGGCCCTCGCCAAGAGCGAAGAGTTCAAGGCCATGATGGCCGAGGGCGACGGCGAGACCGAGGTCGAGGTCGAGGTGAAGACATCCCCCGAAGACCTGATGATGGAGCGTGCCTGATGTCCCTGCCCACGACGACTGCACCCGGTAGCGCTGGCCTGTCTCACGGCGGGCAGCCTGCTTCCCCGGACACGGCAGCCGCGGCCCCTGTCGGCGAGGCGGCGGCCGCCGCCCCGACCGACGCCGGCAAGCGGAACCCCGAACCCGGCAACAAGTACAAGGCCGAGGTCAACGCCCTTCTCGACGCCTACGAGAAGAGGCAGGCGAGCAAGGCAAAAGAGGCCGCATCCGCACCCGAGCCCGAGCCCGCGGGGCTCAACGAAGGCGAGTCCTGGGACTCTGTCTACTCGGCGCAGCCGCCCGAGGTGCAGAGGGCGATGGCCGAGCTGCGCAAGATGGTCACGCGCAAGACGCAGGAGCTGGCCCGCGAGAAGCAGGCGCTGCAGGCCCAGCACCAGGCCCTGGCGAGCAGCGGGCTGCTGGAGTCCCTCGCCCAGCAGGCGGGCAAGATGCCGCAGGACTTCGACCCGTTCAACGCTGAGCACATCCAGGCGGCCATCGACGCCAAGGTCGCAGCCAAGCTCAAGGAGGTGCTCGAGCCGCTGGGCACGCAGCAACGGCAACGCGAGGCAGCGACCCGCTACGAGACCTTCAAGGCGGAGAACCCGGACCTCGTCGCCGATCCCGAGATCAAGTCCGGCGTCTTCGCTGCGCTGCAGGCCGACAAGAACCTGAGCCTGGAGGCCGCCTACTGGATGGTCAAGGGCAAGCGCTTGTCCGCCCAGCAGTCGCAGCAGCAGCAGCAGGCTGAAGTCCGCCGGCGCGCCATGCAGCGGGCTGCCGTCATCGGAGACCGCGGCGCCAAGCCGGGCCGAGAGGTCGTCTCGGCTGACGTCCGGAGCGGCAACGCGTGGGACATCTACCAGGCGTTGAAGAAGTCCAAGGCGTAGGGTACAACAACAACGCCTCCCCGGCGTGAACCCCTCGGGACACGCACGCTGGAAAGGCACGTTGGCCCCGGCTACCGGACACGCCTCGCCTCGCCTCCCCTTCCCCGCGCTCACCCGCGCCGTGACGGCGCGTAGAGGCCACGCTCATGCCGACGACTACCGGTGTCCAGAACGACATCCTCGCATCGACCCTGCGGATCCTCCGCGACAAAGAGGTCGACAACACCTTCCGCGTCATCCCCCTGCTCGCTGCTGTGCAGCGCCTGGGCAACGTGGAGCAGGTCGACGGGGGCTCCTACATCGACAGCCCGGTGATCCTCACCGACCACTCGACCATCACCCAGCTCACCACCGGCTACGAAGCCGTGTCGCTGGCCGTGAAGGACCCGATGCGGACCGCCTCCTACAGCTGGTGCGACGCGACCGCCCCGGTCGTGATCACCCGCAAGGAGGAGCTGTCCAACAAGGGCGAGCGCGCCATCGTGCGCATCGCCGAGGCCCGGCTCAAGCAGACCATGGGGATGTTCAAGCGGGAGATCTGCAAGCAGGTCATCGCCGGCAGCAGCACCATCCTCACCGACCTGCAGACGCTGAACGGTCTGGACGGCGCGACGGGCTGGTTCGAGGAGCTCGCCTTCGGCAGCCAGACCAACACGGTCGGCGGCATCGCCAAGAGCGGGTTCCCCACCTCCTGGCAGAACCAGGTGCAGAACGGCAGCTTCGCGGCCAACGGCCTCAAGAAGATGCAGCAGCTCCTGATCGACGTCCAGCAGTACGCGCCCGAGGGCGACGTGGACCTCATCCTCGCGAGCCCCATCTCCTACGGGCTTTACAAGGACGAGCTCCAGCAGCTCGAGCGGTACACCTCGGCGACCGAAGAGCGCAACATGGCCGGCAAGCTGGCGCTCCAGTTCAACGGCGCCGCGATGTACATCGAGCCGAACCTCGGGTTCACC